CGAATTTAAGTTCGGGATGACTCCTATTGTTTACGACATGATAGACGCCCAAAAGGCGTACCATCGTTTAGTAGACAAGTCTCACGTTGATATGCGTCGCGTCTCGGCATCCGCCGAGTGGGACCGTGTCATCGGGCCATTCGTTCACCCTGGCGGAAGCCAGGTTGACGTAGTGGGTCCAGATCCTTTACAGGACGGCTGGAAAACCTACGGTATGTGCTGGACCGATAAGTACTACCGTGTGAGAGGGCGCGTGCGGTATAGTGGCTGCCTTTCAGCAGATCTGCTGCCTGGCGGTGTAATACCCACACTGCAGTTGCTTCCTAGGGATTTTATTCCAACGGTTTGGCAACTCTTGCCTTGGTCTTGGGCCATAGATTATGTGGCCAATGTCGGCGATATGCTCGACGTACTGAGCACGTCGTTTGGTGCATTGGTGTGGTGCAACCGCTCCACACTTATACAAATCGATCAGGTCCTCGAATCGAGGCTTCTGACCGGAACGTACGATGCACCCTCGCTGTGGGGATCCGCGACCTTTAGCGGTGGCTCAGCGAGCTCCTTGTACACCTCTAGGCGGTATTCACGAGGGAAGTTTAACCCCTCTGCGATGAATATGGTGCCTAGTTTGATGTTTAGGTCCCCGTCCCTTTCGCAAGGGATCAACCTAGCTGCGGCTTTCCATCAGGCAAGCCTCGTGAGCAAGGTCTTAGCACAGCGGTACGCATAGCCTTAATCGGCTAGTGTATCATCTTTAACCCTCCTTTGGAGTACAAACGATGAGAAGCATCTTCAACATCGGCCTCAATGGCCCGATGCAGATGGCGATTTCGCTCGGCAACATCACCGGCGGTGCCCAGACGGGATTTACATCCCCGACGTACACCGTGGCTAGTGATCAGCCACCAGATGCCGATAACGGCAAACAGTGGTCGGTCTCTGCGCTAGGCGGGACGCAAGCAGGTGTCGTGGCTCACTCGATTTCGAGCCCGTTCACCGTGACGTTTGAGAAACCCAAGTTCCTTCAAGGGCTTGGCAATCTCATCAACGCCATCACTGGCATCTACGGCAAGGTGCCGGAGAACGTCTACACCGGATGTCGCACCCGAAAGGGTGTGATGATTGCGGCAAACAACGTTCCACGCATCGCTTTAATGGAAACCAAGATCCGCATTCCTGCGGGCGCGGATTCCTACGATGCTGCCAATGTCCGGGCAATGATCTCAGCGCATATCGGAGCTCTTAATCAGATCTCCGCTGGCCTGGGTGACACTGCTATTTCGGGCTCGCTCGGCTAGCCGCTGAGGCTGTCGTGCGTAGGTGGGTTTGTGTAGTGCGGTACCTCCTTGCAGTTTTGACTGCGGTGCTGCGCGTGGCAAATCGCTCGAGTCGAAAGGCTCGGGGGGGCGGCAGAAGGCCGCCCTTGCGCCGATCTTAATCGATCGGTCCGTAACCTTGAACGGGAGTATGATATGCCCAGTGTTGGCAACGCTCTTTACAAGCTGGTTGAGATCGACCTGTACGCACAGGGGTTCGGCCCCACGTACGGTCCCGAAGCTGAGGCGCCGCAGGTTGCGGCGTCCATGTTGCTTGGGAATATTCTCAAGAAGCATGCTGATAACGTTTCGGCTTCAGCAGACGCCGACGCTTGGGAGAAATTCCAAGACGTCAATCGACGTTGCTCAGGTTGGACGTTGGATGAATCGCGGTCTCTCGTTGAGGATGTTATCCTCGGGGAGATCCGTGAGCTCTTATACAGGTTTTGGTTCCGGGGCCCTGCACCGGGATCAGGACTGTGTGAGAATCCCTATTGGCTCCTGTCAGAGGCCAAGATGGGACCGGGGAGCAGCATAGGTGCCGAAGGAGAAGACTTCTATACGAAGTTGTTCTCCAGTCGCCTAGCATGTTCTGACATTTCCTTGTACAATATGTACAAGCATTGGTGCCAACAACGCCCGGCGTGGAGGGGAGCTGAGGAGCTCCGCTACCAACACTACGGTGCGCCAGCGCTAGTGAGCCAGAGCCGATTGTCCTTTGTTCCTAAAGACAACCGTATCAGT